GGCGGCACGCTGCTGTTGTGCCAGTTCCGCCTGTTCGACGCGGCGCGCTGGTGGCATCCCGGCATGCAGGTCGGTGTCAGCGGGGTGACCCATTGGCGGCTGGCCCAAAGCGCCGATGAGGATTTCGCCGAGCTTGCCGAGCCGTTGCCGGTGGCCCGGCCGCGCACGGTGCCCTGGCTGCGGCTGCGCCGCTGGTGGGTGGATTATTGCCGCTACTACCTGCGCCGCGACACTCACAAACTGACCTGAAAGGAACCCTGTCATGACCATGATTGATGCCGAAAAACTGAAACCTGCCCTGGCGGCCTGGCATGAGGCCAACGAGGTATTTAGCACGGCGGCCCTGGCGCTGCGCAATGCCACGGACCGAGGCGACAAGGCCGCGATCCAGGGGCTGTATGAGCATTCACAGGATGCGCATGAGGCCAAGCACGACCGTGCCGCCGATTTGGCGCGACTGGTGACGCGGCTGATCCGTGAGGCCGAGCGCGAAGGGTAGGCCGCCGTACTTCGAATAACTAACAGAAAGGAACCCCCACTATGAGCAACTGGATCAAATGCAGCGACCGCCTGCCCGAGTGCCCGCACGAATGCACAAGCGATGACACGATGGTGTCGCAGACTGTGTTGGTTACCTGCAGCGAGAGCATGCACACGCTGGGCCTGGCCCACATGTGCGAGGATGGTACGTGGCTGATGTACGGCGGCGATCACGACTTCATGAACCCGGAGAAGGTCGTGTATTGGATGCCGCTACCGGCGACCCCGTACAAGCAAGCCCGCGCCAAGGCCGCATGAGGCGTTACCAATAACGCCACTTATGTTCAATCGACCCCCACACTTGCCGAGAGTGTGGGGGTCTTTTTTTGCGGCCCTGCATAACAGACTGCCGGTGACTGTAGTAACATACATGGCATATATGTATTTCGGCGCAACCCGCCCCTCACTCGAAAGGAAGTTCCCGCGATGATGAAAATCAACACCAGCGGCTCCAGCGTCAGCATCAATGGCCAGGTCTTTACCGGGCGCAGCATCAGCATTACTGGCGACAAGGTGGTGATCGACGACGTTGTGCAGTCGGGATCGTTGGTTGGGCCGATCAATGTCGTGGTGAATGGCAATGCCGACTCGGTTGAAACCATCGACGGCAAGGTGGAGGTGACCGGCACCGTTGGGCGCATCAAAACCATGAGCGGTAACGTGCAGTGCACCGATGTGGCGGGCGATGTTGGCACCATGTCCGGTGACGTTATCTGTCACACCGTTATAGGCTCCGCAAAAACGATGTCCGGCGACATCAAGGGTTTGGGTCGCTGACCTTTTAAGGTAGGAAAAGAGCAAGGTCACAAGGTTTTTCAAAGACTTACGAAACTCAAGGAGATTAACGATATGCCGCTACCTAAGCGAAAAAACATGAGCCTGCGTGAACAAGAGACGGCCGCGAAGGCCCAGTGCTTTGACTGGAATGACAAGCATCAGGAAGGGGTTGCTGTGACCTACGAAGAGCGGCTTGGCTCGGGGGAAACGATCCAGACCAAAACCAACGGTAAAGCCTTCGTTATGTGCTGCGAGCCGGTGATTTTTGTAGAGGATGTTTTGGGTGCTGTTTCGCTGGATCACTGCACTGTTGTCACTGAAAGTGCTACCGCGTAGGAAGAGCCCCACCATGCCTCATTACTACTTTGTCAGCTACAGCGCCGTCGAGCGCGGCGCCAAGTTCACCGGCCACTCCGTTCTCCCGCTCGACCAGCCCATTGAGTTTGGCAGTGATGTCCTGGAGCTGGCGAACCGCATCGCCCAGCCATCCGATCGCCATAGCGTGGTGATTCATAGCTGGCAGCCGCTCAAGGGCGCCGAGCGGCAGCCAGCTGTTGAGGCCTTGGACGAGGTGGACGCGAAGAAGGCCGAGCCTCGCTATTGTCCCGAGCTGCAGGCCGTCTCAGAAGGCATGAATGCATTGATGCTGGAGAAAATTGACCTGTTACGGTCGGCTCTGGACGTGGCGTCTATGCATGAATTTTCCGCCGAGTTGCTGGTCCAGCTCGGACGCCTCTTTGAGCTTGGTGCGGGGCTTTCGACCTTACGCTACCTGCGTGCTGCTGCCCAGGCCCTGCATAGCGCACAGCAGCGCCTGGGATGAGTAAGGTCAAGAAACCCGCCAAGAGCGCGCCCGTCGACGTGGAGCGTTTTGAGGCGCGCCTGGCTCGGCTGATCGCCGATATTGGCACCGCCGTGGACGATGAGACCCTGGAAAACGAGGTCTATTACGCCCGCTTCACCCTGCGCACCGGTCTGCGCAACGGCTACAGCGCGATCGCCGGCGAGACCTGGGACTTGCGTATACGCCGCGCCGCCGCCGACGTCATGCACCGCCTGAACCAGGTTGAGCGGCCGCCCGGGGCGCTGAATGCTCAGGGCCTGGATATCGCGAACTTTCGGCCGCGTCTGCAGCGGCTGTTGCAGGTGATGAACCTGTACAGCCCCGCCGAGTTCGCCCGCGAGCTGGGCCGACTGGCGCGCACGGCTGATCCGCGCGTGCTGCAGGAAGATGAATTCCAATGATCTTTATCCCGGCTGGGTCGAGTGCCTGGCCGCCTACGTCCAATCGTATGTCGAGGAGATTCACATGAGCCGAACCCGTAAAGGCCAATTGAGCGAAGGCGTTGGCCTGGCCAACCTACTGCGCCAGGCAGTGCTAGACCAGCAGCTGGCCGCTGAGCCGTTGCGCCTGTACTGGGTCGACGGCACCGACGTTGTGGCCGCTCGATCGCGCGAGGAAGCCCTTGAGGTGATGCGCCGCGAGTACGGCACCGACGAGTGCCGCGACCTGGCTGAAACGGCGGCCAAGCCGCTGGAGGATGCCCAGCTGGATCTTGCGTTGGTGGATGCCACGGGGCGTCAGCTGGATAGCTTGCGCGTGCGCCTGGCGGCCGTGACGACCCCGGCTTGGCTGGGTGGCTCGGAATGACCCCCGCGCAGCGCTTCACCCTGGCGCAGCTGCAGCGCGAAGGCTTCCAGCAGGTCGTCGAGAGCCTGGAAGTCGTGCGTGTGACCCGTCACGGTGATTGCCGGGTGATTTTTCCCAATGGCCAGCAGAAGCGTGGCCATCATGTTGAGCGCGGCCAAGCCAAGCCGCCCGCCACCCGCTAGAGCCTTCCCTCCCTCGCGCGAGTGCCCCGCCGGATCGACAGGATCCCGCTGCGGGGCTCGCCAGCGTAGTGCATAATCCTGCAGGGCTCGAAACTAGCCCACTTTGTTAACGGCGCCTATGGCCCTGAGACGCCGCGTCTACTCTGTGGACGGGGGCGACATGGGGTCGGCTGTGCTACGGATTTAAGGATGCCCGATGGGCGCACGATCAATGATTAGAGGCGTCAAGCCCACCTGGCCGCGTGGCCGGTCGCGCCATGCGTGAGGCGTTCGACGAGGATCAGCTGCGCATGCTGATCAGCACTGGCGCGCTTCGCGAAGCCAAGGTCTGTCGCCTCAAAGGCAGCAACACGAAATGGACGCTGGAGGTGCGCCTGGGCGGCGCGGGCTCGCGGTGGATACCGATTCGCTCGGCGCGTGAGCCGGTCCGGGCCTGGCTGAGCCCTACGGCCATTTTCCGATTTTGCGACGCCGTAGGTCTGCTGAGTTTTGTCGTGGAGATGCACTGACAAGAAATACTAAAAGAGTATTCTTTTGGTTGACTATGTATATTTATTGGGTATTCTTTGCGCATCAAAACGATACATCTAAGGATGCAGAGCAATGGCGATTTTCGTGATCGGTAATACCAAGGGTGGCGTCGGCAAGAGCACTAACGCTGTGCAGCTCGCGGTCGGTCGGGCCCGGCAAGGTAAGGACGTGCTGCTGGTCAACGGCGACCGCCAGTCGTCATCGTCCAGGGCTATCGATCGCCGTGATGCGTCGGGGTTGTTGCCCAGTGTCACTCTGGTGGCCTATCCGGACGGTGAGCAGTTGCGTACCCAGGTGTTGCGCCAGGTCAGCAAGTACGATGACATCATCATCGACGTCGGGGGGCGCGACAGTTCTGCCCTGCGCCACGCGATGATCATTGCTGACGTTATGTTGGTCCCCATCGCGCCGGGGGATTTCGAGCTGGATGCCATGGAGGACGAGCTGATCCCCTTGATCGATGAGATTCAGGCGGCGCGCGGTGATAACCTGCTGCCCATCTATGCCTATCTGAATATGGCTGAACCCAGGAAGTACTCCACCGACAATCTGGCGACGCGCCGTTCAATTGAGGCGTTTCCGCAGCTGCAGTTGCTCGACCTGAACGTTACCGAGCGCAAGGCGATCGCCACGGCATCATCGCGCGGCCTGGCGGTCAGAGAAATGAAGCCCGCCGACCCGAAGGCCGTCAAAGAGATTGACGCGCTGTTGGCCGCACTGTTTTAATAAATAATACCTAAAGGGTATTTATTAAGTATCAAAAAACCACTTTAAAAGTATTAGGAAGGTATCTTATGGCCGTCATTCAACGCGCCGCCAAGCCCGCCAGCGATGCGCCTGACGAGGCCAAAAAAGCCGCCCAGGCGGCCGCTGCCGCGCCGGACAGCAAGAAGGCTCCCACACTGGTCGGAAAGCGCGTCATGATCAATTTGGGCTTTGAGCCTGAGTTCCTGGCGGAGATTGACGCGCAGTGCGCTCGGCGAGGTGGCATCAGCCGGCCAGCACTGATCCGTCTGGCCTTGAGTCGGCTGTTTGAATCCGGGGTGTGACTGCAATTCCGCGGTGCATGAAAAAGCCCCGGCAGGCAGGACCTGACCGGGGCTTTTTTTTGGCGATCGATTAGTGTCCGCGCTTGGCGCGCATTTGCTCATAGCGCGGATCTGACGTGGCGGGGCCCAGGTATTCGGTGGCGATGATGCTTTTTAGTTCGGTGGTCTCGCGATCGTGGTCAAGGTAAATGACGGCGGAATAACCGATGACGGCCGCCACACCCAGCACCATCAGGTGACGAGGTCGTAACACGCCGAGTAGGAATGCGCGGGAAATCATGTGCGCTTGAGTTCGCGCGCCGAGCTTGTTGCGGATGCGGCCTTCGATCAGCGGCAGGGCTTCTTCATGTAGGCCCATGGCCTGGGCTTGTTCGGGGGTTGTGTAGCCCTCGGCCATGCAGGCCAGCAGGTTTATTTCAGGCTGGGTTAGATTCTGGGCGGGGGTGATGATCAGGTGTTCGGTGGTTTGTTCGCGAACAGTCATGGTGTTTCAATCCGTTGAAGAGACGTTCAGCTCAAGCGTTGAGCGCTGTTGGGGAGTTCAAACAGGCCGCCCGCTGGCTCGGTCGACAGGAAAAAATTGTGGGTAGCTTCCAGGCAGTGTTGCGCCTTGAGCAGCATGAATTTGAGTTGTTCGTGCTCGGTCGCTCCGAGCTTTCCCTGCATAAAGTACAAGGTCGCCGTATTCAGACTGCCGCCAAGATAATGTGCGATTTCATCGAGTTGATCGCTGACGGTATTGAAGGCGACCGCGCACAGTTGTTTGTCTGACATTCCGGCGTGATCCTTTTGACGAATTTATATACAAATGCAACATTTTTGTATTTTAGCGACTTTGTAAGGATCTATGACAGAGGTTTTTTCAGCGCGAATGTACAATTGCGGTTACGCGGCCGATGATTACCAGGCTTTCATCTTTGGCCACGGTGACGCTGCCATCCTGGTTTATAACCTTGATCGAGCCGTCAAGATCAGGCTCTAGCCAACGGAACCAGATCCTATCGTCGACCAGCAAAGCATACAGGTCGCGCTCCAGTGGTGTCTTATTGCCATGATCAATTAGTGCCAGATCATTCTTGCTCAAGGTTGGCCCCATGCTGGAGTCGCTGGCCTTGACCAGGATGCACTGTTCCGGGCTCAGGCCCAGGTATTTGAAATAGGCGGCACTAAAGGCGGCATCTTTGTTGGGCGGAATGCGTACGGTCTTGCCTTCGGCATTTTCGACTGTAGTGCCCTCAAGGCACGGATAGCCGCTATCAAGGTTGGTGCGATAGTCGTTGGTCATCCCCATCAAGAATCCGGGCGCCACTTCCAGCGCGCTGGCCAGCTCCATAATCGTCTGAATCTTGGGCATCGCCCGGCCGCGCTCCCAGGCGTGGTACTTTGATCGGCTCGGCCCGCTGGGCATGCGCGCGCTTACCTCATCAATGGTCAACTTGAGACGCTGACGGGCTTGGGCGAGGCGCTCGCTGATCGGCGACGCGGGGGTGTCGATAATCATTAAAGGCGGTTCCTTTTGGTTATCGGGTGTGAGAGTGATTGTCAATTTATGGCTAAATAATACATTCTTTTTGCATATCCCCATGGAAAACTGTTGCGTCCAAGGGTTGTCATGGCTAAAAATACAAAAACTTTGCACTAATCAACAAACGATGTATTTTTTTATTTAGCGGTTGTATGACCAGATTGCTCCAAAACAGTGCTGTTACCGCTGATCCCGTCCTGATGACGGTGCATGACCGTCTGGGCATTCTTGGGTTGGGTCGCCTGGTGACGATCCTATCCGTGTCGGGTCCGGCCGGCGCGAGTATGGGCTACATCGAGTGGCTGGGCCTGTTGCAGGCCTCCCCGGCCGAATGGGACCTACTGGTGACGGTGCTGCGTGAGTTGGAAGTCTTCACGACCCATGCAACCGATCATCCTGCCCGAATTCGCTTTGAGCCGGGGCCAGCATGGGCGCCAGTATGGGACGCGAAGCCGGCGCATCTGACCCTGATGCCCAATGCGGCCGCCTGGGCCGCCTGGTGTGAAAGCGAGCTGGCCATGCCCGGCTGGCTGCAGTCCGACCCGCACACTCAAGCCCTGTTCCGCCGCTGGTGCGCCTCCCACGTCACCGTCGGCGAAGCCACCGAAGCGGTCTTGCTGGCCACTGCGGCCGGCGACCTCAGTCCCGCAACGTTGCATCACCATCTGGCCTCCCTGCGCAAGCAGGCCCTGCACAAGGCCAATCAGTAAGGCGCCCCGCGCCGTCTACCCCTCCGGCTGCCTGTCAGGTGGCCATCCAAGGAAACCCGCCCCAATGCTGATTATCGGCCTCTACGGGGGCTCGCCTGAGTCCCGTCACGAAATCCAACGCGCCCTGGTCAACCCGCAGAAACGTCCCGAGCTACATGCCTTTGCCTGCCCGCCGGCAGTGCGCCTGGCCGGCGCCCGCGTGCATCACCTGCGCGCCGCCCTTGAGCAGCGTGCGCGCGGTGCCCAGGTGCTGCTGATCACCCATGTCGAAACGGTCGAGGAAGCCCAACTGCTCAAGGAGCGCGGCGCGCGCATGTGGTACGTCATGGGCCAGCCAAGCGAGGTGATTCCGCTCGCCCAGGGCGATCTGCCGGTCACTGGGATGGTCGGTGGCTGCCGCCATTACCTCGACCCGCTGGAGGCGCTGAGCCAGTCCGTGCTCGATGCGCGCCGGGTGCGCTGATGGCCCTGCCGCACTACGCCTATGGCGACCCGGCCAAACAGGTCGAGTCCACCGAGCTGCACCGGCTGGGCTGTAAGGCCTGCGCCCGCTCTGAGCGTGTGCTGGGCCTGACCCTGTGCCCGAACAACCTCAAATACCCGGCCTGCAAGGGTAACCCGCGCGACGGCTACCTGCTGGCCAGCGAGTATGGTGGCCATGCATGACGCCGCTGATGAAAAAGCGCTTGGACGTTCGCCTGGAAAAGTGGGCGCGCTGGACCGCTGGTGTGGGTTCCGGCCTGGGCGGCGGCAGCATCCTGGCGCGCTGGATGGACAGCAAGGGCCATCTGATTTTTGGCAGCAGCAGCGGCCCGAAGAAAGACCCCATCGACGCCCTTGAGGCGGCTATCGAGGCCTGCGTGCTGCAGCTGGCCCAGGCCAATCTGTTGGCCGCCGACGTGCTGCGCCTGGAGTGTGGCGCCGGCACCGACTACGTGCTGAGTCGCCGGGGCATTCGTGGCTGTGACCTGACCAATGCCACCAGCCTGCGCAAGGCCGTGGTACTGGGTATCAGTGCCCGCAGTTATCGCCGTCACCTTACTACCGCGCGCCAGGCCGTGGCCGTCGCGCTCAACCTGGAGCCATCCCCCGCATGAAAAATCACCCGTTGTTTGCCTGGCTGGGTCAGGAGCCTGGCCAGATTCGCTTGGGCCAGCTGCATGCCTACAGCACCGCCCTGGGCTTTACCGCGCAGATCATCACCCACGGTACGCCGCGTCGCGATGAGGAGTCGCTGGAGGCCTTCCTGCAGACGCGTCTGGCCCTGTACGACCGCGCCTACGTGGAGCGCGAGCTGGGCGCCGGTTTTATCGTCGCGGTGGCCTTCAAGGCGCCGAACGATCGCGCCGGCTTCCTGTTCGTGCGCCCCAACACGCCGGCGGCCGTGGCGCTCTGGGCGATCGGCCTGGCCGACCTGGGCAATCCCTTGCCGGTGCGGCAGCGCCTGTCGGAATTGTGCGCGCCCGTGCTGACCCCGATTGCGCCGCTGTCGGCCGCCGATCGTACCGAGCGCCTGGCCCAGTCCGAGTTGGGCCGCCTGCATGAGCCGACCGTGCAGGCGGCGTTCGACCTGCTGATCGATGGCCTGCAGTTGCACGCCCATGGCCTGCACGGCCTGGTCTTCGACCCGTTGCCGAGCCGTCCATGAGCGCGCTGCGTGATGAGTTTGTGCAGGTGCTCAACCGCAAGGTGACCAAGACCTTGCCGCGTGCCGAGGTGATCCGTCTGCAGGCGGCTGAAAAGTACGTCACCGCGTATTCGGCGACTCAGGAGGTGCTGCTGGAGGACTCCATTGCGGCCCTGGAGCGCGAAGGCATGCCGGGCTTTTTCCGTTGCCACCGGGCGCACCTGGTGCGCCTGGAGCTGATCATCCAGACCTGGCGCGCGCACAACACCACCGATTACTGGTTGCGGCTGCAGGGTTGTGCCGAGCCGCTGCCGGTATCGCGCCGCCATCGCCGGGCGCTGTTCGCCCTGCGTCCCGACCTCAAGACCTCGGTGTGATCCGTCACGCCGCCTTTCCCCGCTTCAATGGAGGCTTCCCCATGAATGAATCCAAGACCTTGCAGGCCGCCCCTGGCCAGTTGCCCGGAAAATTGGCGGTAAGCGCCATTACCCGCCTGGAGCGGGCGGGCGGCCGGGTGATCGCGCACTTGGGTCGTGGCGCCCAGGTACTGCTCGATATCACGTTTATCGATCCGGCGGCGCCGTTTTCCCTGATCGGTGATTTCGGCTTGGAGGGGTTTGTATCGATCGATAAGCACAATTGGGTGCGCGGCTCGACCATTGCGCGCATGCGCCGTAATGGGCTGTCGCCCAATTACGAGGTGTTATTGCGCTCGGGCGAGATCCTGCTGCTCCACGCTGAGTATGCCTATGCCGTGCTGGAGCAGTTGATGAACAGCCTGGAGCAGCGTTATCGCCATGTGCTGGGTGAAGACGTGGGAATGCCTCAGTGGCCGATAGAGGCCCCCGCCGGCAAGGCTGAAACCATGGACAAGGCGCTGGCCCATCGTATGCGTCTGCAGCGCGCGGGGATTATCCCCTGATCGATGATGTGACCCGTCACGCCTGAGTGTTGCGCCCACCGGCGCCGCGCCTCCGCCCTATCCCGCACTACCCTTTCCCTACGCACGGCGTTCGGCTGCCTGTCGATCGCTGTCCGCGCATCCCTGGAGGCTTTCCCATGCCCCGCACCCTGAAAACCGAGATCACCGAGGCGGCGATCAAGCGCCATGCCTCTGACCCCGACATTCGCGAACTCAACGACCCACGCCTGCCGTTGCGCCTACGTTATGGCAAGGACCGTACTGGGGCCAGCTGGCACCTGGTGCGTCACGTCGATGGCAAGGACAAGTGGCGCAAGGTCGGCAGCTGGCCGGCGTTGACCACCAAGGCGCTTAAGGAGGCCCTGCCGCGAATCCTCGCGCGCTACGCCCATGACCCCGGTTACGCCGCCACGGTCAGCGGCTACGCCACCCTCAATGACCTGCTGGTCTGGTACGAGGCCCGCTTGGCGACCAATCGGAATTTATCGCGCCGGCGCATTGCCACCGTGCGTTCGGCGATTCGCAAACACCTGCGGCCCAAGGTCGGCGCCCTGGCCTTGATCGACTGCACCCGGGCCGCCCTCGACGCCCAGTTGATCTGGCCGCTGCAGGGGCAATGCTCATTGGCGCACACGCGGTTGGTGTGGTCGGCCTTGCGGGTGATCTGCAAGCAAGCGGCCAAGCTGCAGCTGGTGGAGGTTGACCCGCTGCTCGGCATGCAGTTTTCGGACTTTTCCAGCGTGGCGATCCGTGCCAAGGCCATGCGCATTCGGCCCGAAGCGATAGAGCCCCTACTGGCCCAGCTCGCCGAGAACTTCGACCAGCGTCCGGCCGAGGTCATGCTGGTGGCCCTGCAGCTGGCCCACGGCACCCGGATTAACGAGACCCGCCTGGCGCGCTGGCAGCACGTCAACGGCGGCGGCTGGTGGCACATCCCAGCGGAAAACGCCAAGACCCGCGAAGCCTTGAACATCCCGATCACTGCGCAGCTGCAGGGCCTGCTGGAGCGCTACCGCACCCGGCAGCTCAAGGCCGGGTACAACGGGGTGTGGCTGTTCCCGGGTAAGCGTCAGGGCCAGCCCTTGTCCGAGCGGGCGGCGCTGGAGGTCTACGCGCGCTATTCGGCCGGCGAGTGGAGCAGTCACGACCTGCGCAAACTGGCGCGCACCACCTGGCTCGACCTGGGCATCGACTACCTGATCGGCGAGCTGCTGCTCAATCACAAGCTTAAGGATCTGAACGCCGCCTACATCCACACCCACGCCGAGGAACGCAAGCGCGACGGCCTGCAGCGCTGGCACGCCTGGCTGGATGCGCGCGGGTTTCCTGCTTTGCACGCCAAGACCTCGGCAAGATGCGCGCAAATCCACGAACCGCCGCAAGCCCCGTCCGCCGTAGCCTCGCCAGCTTCTGACGCGTACATAAGCTAGGAGGACGTTGTGCAATCAAGGCGCCTAGTAATACAATCGTTTTGCATTTATCAAAAACGGTTTGATTTCGAGGCGCCCGAGCATGTCCCGTCCTACCCGTTCCACCCTTCGCCAGGGCCAGACCCTGTACGTCCTGATCCCCTGCACCCTGACCACCTCGGGCCGCCACGAAGTGCGCCCCGTGCACCTCGACAGCAATGCCCAGCGCGACCGTATTGGCGGCCAGCTTGGCCCGCGTGGCGTGTTCAGCTACAGCCGGCGCAAGGTTGAATCCGTGGCCGAGGGCCTGAATGCGCGCCTGGCGGCCGATCGGGCCAAGGGCCTGCCGGCTGCATTCCAGCGAACTGCTTTTCCCCGCCAGCGCGCAGCCAGGAGCCTCGCCCATGCGTCGTAAGCCTTCCCTGGGTTCCCTGCGGGCTGGTCAGACCCTGTATACCGTGGATCATACCCGCACGGCGCTTTTCGGCAGGCCGGTCCTGTCTCGCATCTGGCTGTGTAATGAATTTATAGGGCCGATTAAAGCCCAGATGTTGGCTGTCAAGGATCATCGATTGTTTTACAACCGCCGGCCCGCACTCCGTGCGGCGCGCTCGTGGCTTCTGCGGGTTAAGGCGGCCACTCGCGATCGAGTGGCTACCCATATATCGATGCGCGCGGCATTCAAGCGCGAGGGTGTGCCTCTGCTGTTCACGCGCCCTATTGCGCCCGATGTTAACGGTTTGATCATGGTGAATGAGGCTGCGTTATGAGGTGCTTCCTGGGCCTTGGTGCGCTGACGCTGTTGCTGGTCTGCCTGCCCGGCTGCTATGCCCCTGATGCAGCGCAGCGCGCCCTGGCGGATGCGGGTTATACCCAGTTCGAAGTTAGCCGAGCGCCGCTGCTGTCCTTCTCCCGGTGCAGTAAGGGGGATGACTTTGAGATGTGGTTTACCGGTGTGGGGCCGACGGGCCGGAAGGTTTCCGGGGCGGTCTGTTCGGGCTGGTTCAAGGGTGCCACGGTGAGGCTGGATTGATGACTGATAGTGAAGCCGTGGCGGCCCTGCGCCAGTTGATCCACCTGATCGCTGATGATTCCCACGCGCTGACCTTCCAGACCTTCGGCCAATATCGTTCGGCGCTGATAGCAATCGGTCGCCAGATGCAGCTGCGTATACAGGCCAAGACCGGAGCTGAGGTTGCTGCCCAGGAAAACCGCCCATGAGTCATTCTGTGCTGTTCCTGGGTGGCCCGTTGGATGGTACGCGCGCTGAGGTTGATGAGTTGCTTGAATATCACTGGGCTGTTGACTGGGCCGCCGTGCCCAAGGCGCCTATTGGAAGGTGGTGCACCACCATGGCCGAGGTCCCGGCGGGGCATCGGGTGAAATACACGCTGGAAAAGATACTTGATGGCGAGAGCAGCATTGTCCATTACCTGTATGTGCGCGAAGGCCTCAACACGCTGGCCCAGCTGCTGCACGGCTACCGCGAGGCTCGGTCGTGAGCCGTCACTGCGGCGATAAGCCGCTGACCCAGAAGCAGCAGAAGGCTGCCGCCGATAAGGCGCGTGAGGCTCAGAACGAACGTAAGGAGGCCCAGCGCCTGCGCGATTCGGCGATGGGCATCGAGCGTATCGAGGTGCGGTTTTCTGCCCGCACCCTGAGCATGGTGCGTTTCGGTTGCCAGGTGCGTGGCGGCCTGCAGGATCCCTACGGCCTCAATGAATACCTCGACACCCTGGTACGCCAGGACTATGAACGCCTCAAGGTGCAGGTCAAGGCGCTGGAGGGCCAGGCCTGTGAGCAGTGCCACAAACCCCTGCCGCAGGGCTGTGGTGGCCAGTATCCTGGCTATGCCACCTGTTGGTTCAAGCACAGTTCGCTATCGCTGCTGCTGTGACTGGTCACAAAGCAATGGCTTTTCAGAAATGCAAAAATATTTGAAAAATACAAAACGGTTTGACAGGGCTGGCCGCTTTCCTTATCTTTTGTTCTAGCGTGGTGATTGACGCGCCACCGCTGATCCTTCCAGGCCTCCCCTTCCCGGCCATTTGTTTTAACCCCGGCCCCAGCTTGCCGGGTGCTGATTGCCCCGATTCAGCGCTACTTTTTTTCGCAGTTCCCTTCGCCCGGCCGCCCCGCCGGGCTTTTTTTCGTCTGGAGTTTTCAGCATGTCCAAAGTCGTCGAAGTCGCTAAGGACGTGGTCCAGGCAACGCCGCCCGTTTACTTGGCCGCACAAACCCTATTTTTCGGGATGCCCCTCAATTTTTGGGCCTCCTTCCTGGCCATCGTCTATACGGCGTTGATCATCCTCAACCATATCCGTAAGCAGTGGCTTCCCTGGTTGGCTTCGAAGCCCTGGACGCGTGCGCAGTGGTGGAAGGGTTGAAGCTGCCGCGCGGGCTGGTAATCCCGCTGGCCGGCACGGCGCTGGCCATTGCCGGCAGCCTGGCGCATTACTTCGAAGGGACGCGTTATGCCGCGTACCAGGACGTTGGGGGTGTGTGGACCGTCTGTGACGGCCATACCGGCCCTGATGTTGTGCCGGGCCTGGTTGCCACCGAGGCCCAGTGCGAGGTCTACCGCCA